CGTTGCCAAGGTCAGTAAGCGTTACAGACCCGCTTAAGTCTCCTCCAAGAGTAATTACAGGGTCTGGCTTGCTAGTGACATTAGACCAATCAATAGTTGTACCTGGAGAGGCTAAACAAAAAGCCCGTTTGTCAATAATGTCATTTGCAACAATTGATTCATTTGCACGACGCAAAACTGCCGCAAGAACTATGTCGCCAGCAGGTAGTGCTGGAAACACTGGGCTAGTAGAACCAGCAGTCCCAGTAATTGTTTGAATAGTTACTGCAGAAGTTGCGTACCTAGCCACAACCAAATCAAAACGGTTTCCAGAAGATGGAGCGCTTGATAATGAGTACGAGGCATTGGCAGAAAGGGCATAATCAGTTCCCTCATATGCAATGGTTCCAGAAGCAACGGCAACGATATTGCCAGAAACAACAGTTACTGCAGCACCAGAAACAACTCCTTTTCTGCGATTGCCTAAAATCTCAAAATCAACGCGGTCTGGCTCTGATTGGTCCAGTGTTGATTTATCGGTATCTGGTGCATTGGGGATTGTAAAACCCGCCATTAGTATCCTTTACAAAGTGTCGTAAATATTTCCACTCTTACGCAGGTAGTCGTACAAATCTTTTGAGACATTGAATCGTTTTCCATCTACAAAATTATACACTTCCTTGCCCCAGTACATTTTCCAAGTTCCCTTGATACGGGCTTGAACTAGGTTACTACCTTCTGTTGGAACAGGAATTGCAATTTCAATTTCATTATTTTCTACTTCTTCAGCAAATTGTTTTGTTTTACGTGCCATGTTTTCTCCTTATGGTTGGACACTTACAAGTATAAAGGGCCAGTGGGTAAGTCCCACTGGCCCTTTAATTAATTACCTGAGATTATCAGGAAGCGCCGATTGCGCCACCCTTGGTGTTGATAAGCACTCGGCTTTCGTGAGTAATTACTCCGAAGCCCCAAATTGCGTACCAAGCAAGACCATGCTCACGACCAAAGTCAATGACGCCACCATCTCGCAACTCAACTGGCAAAGCAATTGCTTGACCAAATGCGTTGTCACCAATCATCATCGCGTTGTACGAATCAGCCGATGGGTCTTGGAAGCCAGCACTTACTGGGTCAAGGTCAACAACATCTGTTGATGCTTGTCCCTTAAGTACTTGTGTTGTTTCAATGAACACAACGTCGTAGAGACGACCAATTTCACCAAGCATGAAGTTGCCTGGAGCAGCGTACTTAGTGACTTCAATAAATTCAGGCCAGTCACGAAGCGAACGGCTTTGTGATGGGTGAACGAAGCACACGTATGTGTCGCCAAGACGTGGGATGTTCTGACCAGCAAGTACTTCAACTGCGTCCTTGATAGTTGCAGGTGAGAGATAGCCAGGAGCCGAAGCCGACCCAGCCGATGAGTACTCGTAAGGAGCAATTGAACCACGTGTTGAACCGTTGGTGTTGCGACCAAACACTACGCTTGGAGCAACTGCTGCGCCACCACCAAACGGAACACCTGCGCTGTAAAGCGTGTTACGTGCTTGAATGTCCATGGATTGTGCCATGTGACGACCAAGAAGACGCGAGGCTGATGCCATTACGTCATCAAATGCTGCGTTAAGCAACAACTCGGTGACAGCAACTGACTTGCCTTGTTCCTTTACGGTGATTTGAATCTGACTTGCCGAAAGAGCACTTGGCTCCATGCGAACGCCTTCAACCAATTCTGCACCTGCGTAATCGTCAGTTGTGAGGTTGGTGTAACGCATAAAGTTAACTGTCAAACCAGGCATTACGCCAAGTTCTGTCTTCTTTACTGCGAACTGTTCAAAACGAAGAACAGGCATTGCTTGGAACAAAATTTCTTTTGACCAAATCTGTTGAATTGCTGGTGAAAGTGTTGCATCACTTGAGTAGCCTGTAGTCGTTACTGACGTAAGATTTGCTCCTGTAACTGCACCACCCGCTGGGCCTGGATATGCCATATAGAAAATTCCTTTGTTAGGTATTTGTGGATAATTTATTTATTCTTTAAAAGTTCGTTAAAAACGACCCTTTGAAGAACGTGCGTTTAAAAGTTTCTCACGCATTTTTTGATACTGTTCCATTGACATATTGCGGATATCTTCCGCAGTTAACGTTTGCTGCTCCATTTGAGTTTCCATAGGTCCAACAGGAGGTGCTGTGACACCTACTGCCTTAAAGCGCGTTTGGGATTCCTCACGCACTCTTTGGACATTTTCTAGAATAGCAGAACTTGCGTCTTTGTACTGGTTAATTTTTAACTCAATTTCTTCTTCTGAAGAACCGCTAACCAAAGGCAAGAGTTGTGGA